TACGAGATACTGATCGGTCTCGTGGGCTCGGAGATGTGTATAAGAGACAGCCACAGGCATCGTCAGCATGGGAGCGCCGTCAGAGGAAAGAGACATAGAAAAACTCCTTTCAGTTTTTTATTATCAAATCGTGGCCACGATGTTGATTACTTTATAAGTCCTTGAAACTGCTTCGCCATTTCTTGCAGTTGGTTCAACTGGTTCTGAGACATTTTGCCGGATTGCAAAAGTTTCTCCACCTCTGCTTTTGGGTCCCCCTGAAACGAGGATCGGAACTGGTTGAATTGCTGCATCATCTGTTGAAACCGGCCTACCGGCGTGTTCCCGCCGCCCAAAGCGTTAAAAAATGGGTTAGCCATCAGCGTCAGCCTCCTTTACCTTCTTTTTGCCCTTCATGCCGTCCACAACCGCCGCCAGCGTGTCAAATTCTTCCCGGGTGACAAACTTCACCGGGTCTGCCGTGGGCGCTGTACGGGGCGTTTCTGCGCGTTCTACAAGGTCATAGATCGTAAGCGAGGGTTTACCGCTGGCGTCTGCTTTCTTGAGATACACCGTAGGCGCGGAGCTATCCCACAACGCCACAGCGGCGTTGGGCGCGATCATCCAGTTGCGGGCCTCCTGCTCACCACTGACCCACTGGACGCCGCTCTGCGCCATCGGGTTTTGCGGGGCCTGCGGCATCTGGGGTGTCATGGGCTGCATCTGTTGCTGGCGCATCTGCATAAGGTTATCCGGCATAGGCGGTGCGTAATAGGGGTTTTGCCATCCGTAAGGTGTGTAAGCCATTTTAGTCATCCTCCTTGACCCAGTAATACAAGATGTTCTCGTTGCTGCTGTCCCAACTGTCCCAGATCATGCCGTCGCAGACGCAGACCACATGGCCGGACAAAGCCAAAATATAGGTGCCCGCTGGGTGATCCTCCGCAAACTGCCCCACCGTGTAACAGTCCGGGCAGGTGTCCGGCACGATGTACCGCCGATATCCGATGCTGCGGAGATACCGCCCCCAACAGGCGTTAGCCGACGGCATATCGCCGTCCAGATACCCTTGGATGCAGAGCCGTAAATAAATTTCGCCCCACTCCATCCCGGTTGCCTTAACGATTGCCCGCACGGTGCAGTCCCCCACATTTTTCCCACAGGGGTTAGGGTTGAAATGGTTATACATACTCCCTCCGGTCATCGTAGAGCAGCTCGATCATGCGCACACAGCGTTCCAGCTCCGCCGGATCGGTCTGCGCAACAATATCTCGCGCCAACTCCGCCGGATACCCGCAGGCCAAAAGCCGCTCGTACATTGTGTGCGCCTCCTTTACACTTATATGATACAAAAAATCCGGACAGCCAAACTGCCCGGAAACTGCCTGTATTCTGCCCTCAAAATGCCCTGAAAATATTTTGGCTTTTTCGCTTTTTCCTCTTGACTTTACGCTAATATTAGCGTATAATAAAAACATAAAGAGAGGGGCACAGCCCGGGAGGATACAAAAATGATGATGAACGCCGAGATGATTGAGAATATTAAGAAGATCGCCGAGGAGATGGATCTGAACTGGGATTACGAGTTTGTCGGCGTGCGCGTGCAGGAGCAGGAATTTGAGATCGGCGCGATTGAGCACCGCTCCCACGTCTGGGACAACGGTGACGATACCGGCGTTGAGCTGGACGGCATCTGCGCCTGCAAGCTGGATCGCCTGGGCGTTAATCAGTACTTCGGCGGCCATGTCGCTATCATCTGCGGCAACGAGGCTGAGTACGGCGAAGATGACGGAGAGATCATCATCCGCGACGCCGAAGTCGTTAATGTCATTTGCTGAGGAAGGAGGATCCCGCAATGCGCAAGAAATACGCAGACTGCCAGCGGGCAGATGGTGACTGTACCGCCTGCTCTTTGGTCAACTATGGCCGGGACTGCCACAACCGCGCCATCACCAAGCTGGAGTGGTCCCGCCGGATGGCGGGCATGACGCAGGCAGAGCTGGCGGAAGCGTCCGGCATCAACATCCGCCAGATCCAGCGGGTGGAGCTGGGCGAGGCGGAGGCCGGAAACCTCACCGCCAAGAACCTGATCTCCATTGCCGACGCGCTCCATGTGGATATTCGGAGGCTGATATGACCCGGAAATGTGTGATCTGCGGCGCGAAATTTGACACGCCGCCATCTAACAACAAGCGCACCTGCTCCCCGGCCTGCTCCTCCGCATGGCGCAGCAGGCAGCACAAGGGACGGCACAACACATGGAGCGCTGCCGCCAAGCGGAACGCCGCTGCGGCAGCGGAAAGAACCGGCAACCTGGCCCACGGCACGGAGGCCGCGCTTGCATTGCCGGAGGGCCAGCGTGGACCGCAGAACCGCAACGCCAAGATATGGCACCTGCGCACGCCGGACGGTGAGCCGGTTGTTGTGACCAATCTGACGGACTGGGCCAGACAGCACACCTCCGACTTTGGCATGGAGCCGACGGAGCAAAGCGCCGCCGCTATTTCCTCCGGCTTCCGCCAGATCAAGCGCTCCATGGAGGGGCGTTTCCGCAGAGCAAACGGCAAGCCATGCACCGTGTCCACATATAAAGGGTGGACGCTGGTGGCATGGGAAGAAAAATAAGAAAGCCGTGTCCGATTCGGACACGGCTTTCCTTTTACCCCTGCATATCATCCGCGATCTTGGCGTAGGCCCTTCGCCGGATCTTGGCCAACCCGTCCACGCTGACGTGGAGCAGCGCCGCCGCCTGTAGGCAGCTCTGGCCGTGGACGTCCACCGCCAGCACCGCCGCCTCCTCGTCAGGCGGAAGCCCTACCAGCCGGACGGCCTGCGCCGCCCGGGCCGGGGCCATGGATGACAACAGCGCCCGGATCTCTCGGTTTGTTTTCTCCATGGGTTTCCCAGACTTGCAGAGCGCTAAAAAGCGTGGATGTTGCCATCTTCTGGCCCTCCTCTCGTTTAATCCGGATAGCCCGGTCTGATCGCACAGGTCACCAGCCCAACGCGCCGCGTCCGCCGCATGACGGCCCCGCCGTTGGCATCATTGTCGGTGCCGGTGTTGCCCTCAACGGTGAGCACGCTGCCGCCGTCCACCGCCGTCACGATCCCGCAGTGCTCGGTCTTTTTCCGTTTCCCGGAAAAGTCGAAAAACACGATGTCTCCCGGCTTATAGTCCCCCGTGACGATCTGGCCGGGCGAGAACGCCCGGTAGCGGTTCACGAAAGCCGTGCAGCTGGCGGTTTTGTAGAGGTTGAACCCCGCCTCCCGGAACACCCACCACACAAACACCAGACACCATGCAAAGGCCCTGCCGCTCACCGCCTTGCCGTAGTAGGCGGTATTGTACTTCACCTTGTTGGAGCCGGAGGGTATCTCAACGACGCCCTCCTGCCACTCCGCAATTTTCAGCACCGCTGCCCGGGTTTTCGGCTGAATGGTTTCCATCACACCCGCTCGGCCTTCACGGGGTTGCCGTTTTCGTTCCAGGTCACATCGAAGGTGCCCTCGGGCACGGTCACCCGAATGGTCTTAGATGCGTTTTCCGGGCAAAAACGCATGTAATCATGCAGCCGCTTAGGGGTTTCAGCCTCCTTTTCGGCGGGCATGAAGCCTTCGGCCATCTCCTTCTCGCTCCACCCGGTCTGGGGGCCGTCCGGGGTCATGGTGTAGTCCAGATGGAAGGTGGCGCCCGCCGCCTTCAGTTCCGCGTTGATCTCGCTGAGCTTCTTGCCGTTCTTCTTGCCCTCGTTGATGATGTTCTCAAAAGTCTTGTCCATGGTATGTTCTCCTTTCAAAATTTGGTGTTTAATTACTGGTTCAGCTGCTTGCCGATCTGATCCACGCCCACGGCGGCCAGACCGGACACAATGCCCACGGCAATGGCGGTAAGGTAGTCCTGGGCGGGGAAATCCGCCACGAGGAACATGCCTGCCACCCCCAGCACGCCGCCGCAGGTGCCCACGATGATGGGAATCCACTTGTTTTCCAGGCCGCTTGCCTTCACGGCCTGTCCGATGAGGTAGCAAATGACGGTAATCACCGCCACTCCAGCAATGCCTAAAGTCCCGATGTCCATAAATTTACCTCCTACGTTTGTTTTTCCAGACCATCGATCCGGTGGTTGATAATTTTGATCTGTTCCTCAATCACCGGCACCCGCTGGGCCAAGTTGTTGAGCTCCCGCACCTCGCGGGTCAGCTCGTCCAGTTTGGTGTCCGTGATTGCCTGCTGTTTGCCGTTGGCGATGAGCACGCCCATCAGCGTCAGCCCCCCTGTGATGAGGGCGCAGACTATCGTCTCCGTCATAACACACCTCTAAAATTTTTTTGCGCTCCGTTCCCGTCTCCGGGAGCGGGTTTCCAAAGGGAGAGGGCCGCTGCCCTCGCCCTTTGTGTCGTTTCAAGGGGGTGCGAGGGGAAATCGAAATCCCCCCGCGTTTCTCTTTAGGGGGCCGGGGGGACATTCTCTTTTCAAAAGAGAATATCCCTTTGGCTTCTCCCCCGGAAACCGGGGCAGCCCCTCTGAGTGGGACTCAGCCCTCCGGCATTCCCTTCGTGCCCCCAAACTCCGCAGGCACCAGCTCCGGCAGACCGCACTCGTTGATGAGGATGTCCGCCACCTGCTGCTTCAGCTTCGGGGGCACCTTCTCAAATTCGGTTTTTCCCAGAATCACTCTCTGCGCAAACAACATTGCCATCATGTCTCTTGCTCCTTTCGACAGTAAAAAATATAGGGTCAGGGCGGCCTCCGCCCAGAACTCACGCATAGACGATCGCCGCCATCTCGGCGATGCACTCCTCATAAAACTCCGCCTGATCCGCCTGAGCGCTCACCTGCTCCCGCAGCAGTTTGTTTTCGTTTTCCAGCTTCGCCACCCGCTCGTCGGTGGTAGGCGGCTCCGGCTCCGGGGGAGGCGGTGTGTACGCCCCGCCGATGGCCGCGCCGTCATACCCCGGCAGCGCCCCGATCTCTGCGGCAAAGTCCGCCTCGGCCACGATCATGTTGACAATCACGCCGTCCTCTACGATGCAGTATTCCATAGGCCGCCTCCTTTACGCCGCGGATTTCAGGTGCATCCGGATGCCGATGTAACCGGAATAACCATAAGAGCCAGAGCTGGTATTGTAATCACCATCTTTATCTTTTCCGGCACCATAGCCTCCGCTGCCGCCTCCGCCAGTATTGGCTGCACCGCCGACAATGCCATCTGTCGCACTGGTACCGCTATAATTTTTGCCTTCTCCTCCAGCGCCGCCGCCACCAAGGGATTTTGTTTCGGCAAAAGAGGTAAACGCTGTTGCAGTAGCATTGCTACCGTTTGAGCCGTTATCAGAATTACTGCCGCCATTTCCGCCGCTTCCACCGCCTTGAGATCCGCTTCCCCCGATGCCACCGGGTTCACCACTGCCCCCCCGGACCGGAGATAGCCCGGGATTTCCGCCAGCAGGGGCATCTCCCATAAAGGATGATTGACCGCCCGGATGCCCATCATAATCGAGGTATGTTCCGCCTTTCCCGCCAGCTCCAACAGTCGCTGGATATACTGTATTAGGTGATATTTCGACGCCTGTCTTTGTGATGGTGCCGCCTCCTGCTCCACCGCCTCCGCCGGGATATCCATATCCTGCGCCACCGCCACCGCCTCCTGAAGTTACGGAATAATCAATCGTACTCACATTCCCAGTAAACTTTACAGAGCGGCTGGACTTTACGCTCAAAAAATTATTTGTTGTCAATTTCCACGTTTTTGAGATGTTCGTTCCTTTAACTACGGTCAGGGTTTCGGAGTAGTCCTCCACGTCTGCATAACCGCTGACTTTCACAACCTGTTGTCCCTCGCCGATGTATCCGGTGGCCACGCCATTGGCGTCTGTGTACACTGCCTGTCCGTTTTCGCTGAGGATGCCCTGCACCAACGCATCCGGGATTGGCTTGCCGTTGGTATCCTGCACCGTCAGGGTGATGGCCGCCATGTCAGATTTGATGAGCTTCAGCTGACCCGCGATGCCCGCGAAGGCCTCATCCACCGTCCGGTCCGCCGCGCTGCCGAAAAGGGATACCTCTGTGGAATCCTGCAGCAACGTGGACTTCCTCAGTTCCGTGCCGGGGTCTGCGGGATCATCCTCCAGAGCCAGATACTCATGGCGCAGCAGACTACCGTCCTCCGCGTAAACGCCGTAGCGCAGCGCACCGTTTTCAAGGGCTTTCGTGGGTGTTCGGTCTCTCATGCTCTCACTCCTTTGCTCCCGCACACCGTCACGCCGCAGTGGCAGACGGCTGTGTGGATTTTACTTAAAATAGAATTCAAGGCCAGCAAAATCGCCTCGATGCTGTTGGCCTCCGCCGTTGTCAGCCGCCGCATGGTCTCTGGCACCCCCGGCGTCCCCTCCGGCAGCCGCAGCACTGCCCGCACCGCCGCCACGTTGGCCCGGTAGCGGGCCAGCAGGGATGCCGTGGGCACATCGCTTTTGTACCATGTGTAGGGGTCCAGCCCCTCGTTGGGGTCTTTAGGTCGTTCTACCACCGGCCCCGCTGTGAAGCTGCCGGTTCCGGCGTTGCCGTAAAACTTCTGCCCGATCAGATCGTAAAGCCCCACCGCCCCGCCAGCGTTTTTGCAGGGGATATAGTCCCGAATGATGGTATTGCCGTCATAAATCCGGCAATAATAGAGCGCCATCGTTGTTTTTTCCTGAATCCCTCCGGTGCGGTTATTTGCAAAAAGCGCCAGATTGTGTGGGACGGAAAATGTCGAAGCCCCCATAGCCAGAACAGTTGATCCGTCCATAGAGATGATGTTTTTATTGAAATCCACCTCATGCGGAGATCCGTTATTCAACCCGGAAATCGTTCCGGTTTCTTTTCCGTAATGGGTAAATCCAACGCCAAGCGCAAAGCCATTATCAACCCAATCAATATCTGCCCCAAACACTGTATGACTACCGGTTTCCGACGTAGATAGTTTTATGAGTACACGCGAATCTTGGTTTGGCTTGAACCCGGTATCGACATACTGCGTCCCGCTGCTTTGGATATACTGCACTTCCGCATACCCCTCCGGCAGACGGGAACTGGGCGTCACCGCCCGCTCAATTTTCACCCGCTGATACCCCGGCACGCTGTAGCCTATCCTGCCCAGCCGAGCCACCAGATCCTCCATGCACGCGTCCACCCGGTTGAAATCAGTGGCATTGTAAAAACCCTTTGCGGTCTTATTCGACACATCCTCAAGCGTCCGGTCCGTCACCAATGTTGAAAAATCAAAAGCCATAATTCCTCCGTGTCCGAATCGGACCGCTACTTGCTGTAATACACCACCGCGCAGCCGGAAGCGCCCATCGCGCCATCCGCACCAACGCCAGGATAACTGTAGATTTTCCAATAGCTGTGAGAAAAACCGCCTTCATCTTCCCATGTTATTTTTTGCCGTTGGCCCTGTTCACCGCCCTTGCCGCCGGCCCCGCCGTCCCCGGTCCCCGGCCTTGGCTTCGCCACGCCCGTCCGGGCGAAGCTGTCGCCGCTGGCCACGTCCGTGTAGCCGTTATCGTAGCGCTTTCCGTTGGCGGAGGAATACGCCCCGAAGGTTGTATTTTCGCCAAAGGTCACTGGGAACTCTTGCCCATCGTTGATGTTGATGGTTCCGGCCCATACCAGACCGCCCAGACCGTCCACGCCGTCCGCGCCGGCAGCGTCCCACGTGCCGTCCTGGCCGCGGGTGCCGTCTCCACCCTTGCCCACAAGGATGACCCGCAGAGATTTCTTCCCAGCCGGGGCTTTCCATGTGCCGGGTGTGGTGATGATCTCCCGCCCCTGATACAGGAAGCTGCCGTCCGCCTGTAACAGCTGGCTCTGGCATCCCTGCATGACGCCGCCCGAAAACTGGAACGTCTGCATCGTCAGCCGTGCCGTGGTGGCCTGACTTTCGTCCAGCCACACCGTCTCTACGTCTCCGATCTCGGAGGACGGATCGCCCCGGCCCGTCAGATCCAGCACGTTGCCGCCGTAGGTGGAAAGGATCAGCCGCGCCGCCGCCAGCGCCTGCGCCTCCGTTTTGATGAATGGATTGTCGATGCTCACCGTCTCGCTAGACGATGTGGCATTGCCGGACACAATGTATTTTGTGCCTGCCCCATCGTTGAGGGTAAAGATCAGCGCCGCCACGTCCCCGTTGGCCTTCATAACCGGGTAGCCGTTGAGGTTGTCCAGTATCACTTTGTTGCCCTCGCTCCACAGCGGCTCGGCGGTCAGGTCTCCGGTGGAGGCGTCCGCCCGGGGCCATGTGCCGGTTGCCTGGCACACCCAGCGGAGGATGTCCCCGCACTTTTTTCCCTGCACATCCTCTGCCGTCCGCACCGTCACCGGCAGGGCCGTGAAATCCGGGTCCACGTGCCAGCGGTCCTTGAAATTCACGCCTAGCTGGGCCGCCAGAGCGCCGATCCACCCGCCCAGCGTAGTGGGAAGCGTGGCAGGTGCCAGAAATTCCCGATTTGCCAGCAGGCCAATAATGTCCACCAGATTCCACTGCATCGTCAGGCCGTTGTCGCCGGTTTTCCACCCGCCGGAAAACTGATAGAAGATCCCCAGCCGCTTATATTCGTCCGTTCCGTCCGCCAGCCGAACGCCCAACGATACGTCGATGCCCTGCCGCTCCTCGATGGACTGAAACAGTCCGTTTTTGCTGCGCGGCTCAAACCGCCGGGAAAGATTGTCGATCTTGAGGGTGCACGTTCCATATGGCAGCGCCGTGGCCGCGATGTTGCCCTGCTGCTTGACGTTGAACTCCGCGATCATGCCTCCGTCCCACGCCTCATATACGCCGGGGACGATCTCCACCACTCGCATCCGCCGCCCGGGGCGGGACCATTTGGTCACCGTCACCCGGATGGCGTCAGGGTTGTTGACCGTGAAGCCCTCCAGCGATACGAAGGAAGCTGTGTTGCCGGTGTACGTCCGTGTGTGGTACGCCGTGCCGCCCTGCTTGATCTCCACCGTAAAATCCTCCGGAAGGCCGTCATAGTCATTGTCCGGGAAATATACGGAGCACGCCTGCAAGACAGACACGCCGGAGAATTGCAGCTCCACCCACGGCGGCGCGGAAAACGTCCCGTCCGCGCCGGAAAGCACGCTGCCGATGTAGCTCATCTGGCCCACCGTCTGAGCGGGATCGTCCGGGAGAAGGTCCCACGTCCCATCCAGCGCCCACCGGTCACGCTCTAACGTAGCGTACTTGGCGGGATTTCCAAAAACCTTATCGTGGAGCTGCTCCGGCTTGCTCCACGGAATCTGCCCGGAGGTATCCCCGGCACCGAACACGATGTCCGGGGAAATGATGTCAATGACCACCCGCAGCAGTACCCGCCGCGCGTCTCCTGTGATCGCCGCATGATACGCCTGCCCGCTTTTAATCATGCGGCGTCACCTCCCGCAATTCTACGGTAAAGTCTGCCCACAGCGGGGTCTCCTTGGTCTCCTCTCCACGTCCGCTTCGCCGCGACCACATAAACTTAGGCCGGGTAAAAGACGTTACGATAAAGCTGGAGTATTGTAGCGCCCCATCGGATTCCTGTGGCAAAAAACCGCAGATAATCGGTTCCCGTGTTCCCTTCTCGCAGGCCGCAATCACCTTGTTTTTCATTTCCGCATTGAAATATCCGTATTGATAGGACACCTGCCACACATTCCCCCGCAGTTCCCGTGTCGTTCGCCCAGAGATCATCTGTACGTCAACCGACAGAGGGATATTTTGCACATTGTATCCGCCATCCCGGCTCTCCGGCAGCACCACCGCCATGCCGTTGGCGTCTAAAATCAATTCCGTCATGTTTCACCTCATGCAATGGGGTTCAGAATTGGCGTACCGTTTGCCTGCGCATAGCCGGTCAGCGGGTCAAACACATAGGATGCAAATTTGGTCATGTCAGGGAACATCAGATTAAACGTAAATGATCCGCCGGATTGCTTCCCTTCTCCCAGCCCATTTACAATAGCCGCGCTGGAAATGCCGATGCCGGAATCCGCAAAGCCTACCGACGCCGTACCGAAGTCCAGCCCAGAGGTAATGCCTCGCTTGATATTGCCGTATTTGTCATCCCAGCCCTCGCCAAGACCCAGCGCCATGTTCTCGCCGATCCCTGCAAATACGCGGGACGGGGAATGAATGCCAAGAACGCCCTTGACGTTATCCACAATGCCGCCGAAGAAACCGGACACCTTCTCCTTGATCCAGCTTCCCATCGCCTTGATTCCCTCCCAAACGCCGCGCACAATGTCCTTGCCGACATCGATAACGTCAGGAATGGAATCGACCAACGTTTTAATGATCGTTGCCGCCATATTCAAAACGCCTGTGACCAGCTGCGGAAGGTTCTGCGCCAGACCTTTGACCAACGCAATGACCATTTGCAGACCCAGCTCGATAATGTCCGGCAGCTTGTCGATGGCATAGGAGACAAATTTTTCGATCATCTCCGGTCCCTTTTCCTGCACCGCAATACCGATGTTTTCCAGTACTCGCTCCACGACCGGGAGAATGTTTCCCGCCACCGTCACGGCGCTGTCCAAAAGCTCCGTAGTCAGCTCCGCCATATCGGCGTTTTCGTCACCGAGACCCGTGATAAAGTTTTCATACGCCGCTTTCATCGACGCGATTGAGCCTTGAATCGTCGTGCTGGCTTCCAGTTGCGTTGTGCCCGTGATGCCCATTTCCGTCTGCACGGTGTGGATGGCGTCAACGATGTCCGCATAGCTGTCAATGGTGTAATTGGTGTAGTTCCCCTGCGCGGCATTTAAGGCGTTAGCATCGTCGATCAGCCGCTGCATTTCTTCTTTTGTGCCGCCATAGCCGAGCTTGAGGTTATCAAGCATCGTATAGTTTTGTTTAGCAAAGCCGGAATACGCGTTCTGGATAGATTCCATGCTCGAACCCATCTTATTCGCGTTGTCCGACATGTCGGTAATGGCCAGATTCGCCTTTTCCGCTGCCGCGTCCGTGTCACCGCCCATTGATTGCAGCAGCGACGCGGAAAATGCCGTCACGGTGGTCATGTACTCGTTGGCGCTCATGCCCGCCGTCTTGTATGCGTTCTCGGCGTACTGCATCACGGTATCGGCAGAGGACTTGAAAAGCGTTTCTACGCCGCCAACCAGCTGCTCGTATTCTCCGTAATTTTCTACGGCCTGTTTTGTAATGGCAATCGCCGCCGCGCCAGCCGCCGCAATCGCAGCGCCGCCGACCTTTGCCGCCGTAGCAAGCCCGCCTTTCAGTTTGCCTGCAAGCGTTTCCGCTTTGCTGCTCGTTTCCGAAAAGCCTTTGTCTACATCTCCGTCGTCGACGCTGATTTTGACAAATAAATCCAATAAATTCACTATCTCACCACCCTTTTTTGGTGATTTTAAAAAACCTCGTGACAATTCCGAAAGAAAGGCGTATACTCTTACGCAAGGAGGGATGAAATATGATCAATTTCAACAACAATTCCGCGTGGGACTTAAAGCCCATCAATGTGTCCGAGGTTCGCGATGAGGTCAACGGCCTTTTGATCGAAGGCGAAAGTATCGCCTGCGCCTTTAAAACGGTTCGTGACCAGCTTATCTTCACCAACAAGCGCATCATTTCCGTTGACGTGCAGGGCATCACAGGAAAACGGAAATCGTTCTGCTCCATGCCCTTTTCCAAGGTGCAGTTCTTTGCTATCCAGACACCCGGCCTTGTTGAGCTGATCCCCGACAGCGAGCTTGTCCTGACGTTCTCCAATGGCTTTACCGCCAAATTTGAGTTCAAAGGCGATACCGACATTGGGAAGATTGGCCGCATGATCTCGGAATACGTCCTCAAATAACGCCTATCCATTTGCCGCCCCGTCAGGGGCGGCTTTTTTTATCGTCAGCCCGCACCGCGCGACCACATCGGCGGTGATCTCTTCACATGTCCTGTTGTCCTGCTTCTTCGGCTCAATCATGTCGGAGTACTTTGCCTTGATGTAGCTCCCGCCTGCGTATCGCGCTGTGTTTTCCGCAACAAACCGCAGCGCGTCCGTCACATAAATGCGGTACGCCTCTGCTCTTGCCCGTTCAACAAAACGCGCCGCGCAGTACCCCGCAAACGCCTTTACACTTTTTGCCCCTCGGTATTCTCCCGCGCAGAGCCAGAGTAGCTCTCGCTCTGCGCCGAGATAAAAAGTGCGGTAAACGCATCATCGGTCAAAAGCTCCGTCGCGTCGCGCATCAGTTTGACGAGGTTCAGAGCGCCCTTGTAGCTCTCAGCGCTTACGCCCTCGATGGCGGCAAGGATAGCGATGATGTCGCCTTTGTGACCCTTGAGCAGCGCAGGGAGCGCTTTGCGCGCCCGCTGCGTTGCAAACTGCTTCACCGTCATGCCCTCCGGCAGCTTCTTGCGCTTGAACAGCGCGGATGCCGCATCGTCCTCCGCAATGTTGGCAATCGGGTCGATGATATCCGCGATGACGTCAAAGACGCGCTCGCCCTGAATGTCGGAAAGTCTCATTTACGCCTCCGCCGTGCCGGCCTTGATGTAGATTTCAAAGGGTACGGTGTCCTGCGCGCTCATGGAGTAGTGGCCGGTAAACTCGAACGCAAACTGCCCCTTGGACTTGTCCGCCGTCTTGAGCTGGAAGCCGCCCGTGGAAAGCGCGTTGAGCAGCTTGATAGCGATAAAGCCGCCGTTGGTTTCGCCGTTCTTGTCGGAATAATCGCCCACAAGCCAGATATCGTCAAAGTCCGCGTCCTTGAGGTCGTTGCGCGGTGTGACCTTGGTCGTGTCGGTCGTCCCGATGTCCGCCGCGCCGCACAGCCGCTTTGCAATGGCGGTATCGGCATTGACAAACGTACCGGCCATCTTGGCCTCCCACGAATCGAGCGTTTTCAGCTCCTTCATATTCTTGGGGCAGTTGTCAATATCCGCGCCCATGTCCGAATAGGTCGGCGTAGCGGTGAAGTTGACGCCGCCGGTCGTTGCGCCGATCTGCCCCGCCTCGCCGATGATGCCGGTCGAAGGCGTGAAGTCGGTCGTCAGGATACCGGCGTTGATCTGAAGCTTCTGAAACGCATCAGAAGGAATCTTGGTAAATTTCATGTCGTTGTCCTTTCATCAGTTTTGCGACAGGAACTCAACCGTAATGTTGAGATACCGCCGCTTGATGTTCTTATCGCTTTCGTCCGCGATGTTCTGGCACCACGGGGAGCCGCGCTTGATCCACATTGCCCCTCCGTCATATGGCACGAACGCGCCGCCCATGCCGATGGCGTCAGAGATTTCCTGTGCCTTAGCGTTGGGGATTGCCTCGCTTTCCGTGTAATACCAGAGATTCACTGTCAGAGCAATTTCTCCGCTTTCCCATGACCCTGTGATAAACTCATAGGTCAGCCACGGGAACGTCGCATCCTCCGGCACATTGGATGTTGGGAATGCCGGGAGGAATTGAGAAAACCACGCATGGAGCGCCTTGTCCTTTGTCATTTCGGCAGCTCCTTTCGCTCCGCTGTGAAGAATTTAAGCGCCTTAATGATTGCACCTGCAGACCTCGGCGCGGCCTTTTCCTCGGGATTTGAGGTCACGCGATAGGTGTTGCCGGTGAACGTGTCACGGAAATAGTCGTTGTACTCGATGGGAACGGTCTTGTTGACCAGTGCGGAATACACCGAGGTCACACCCTCCTTTTCCGCCCTGCGGGCCTCCATCGAGGTGTCAAGCGCTTGATAGTTGAGAAATTCCGCACCATCGGCCCATGCGACGATGTAACCGCCTGCGCCGTCTGGCGTTCGCGTCTTTTCCATCAGCACGCATTTGCTTGCGAAATCGTCCAACAAACTCACGGTTCCACCCCCTTGAGCTTCCGCCAATCATTCAATTGGCCTTTAAAAGCACCCTGCCAGCCGTTTAACGCGCTGCCGTCGCTTCCCGCGCTGCGTTTGGTGTAAGAATAGCCCCCGAAGCTCTCGCTTTGATACGGGCTTGCAGCGGCTTCGCCGTTCTTTTCTTCCCACGCGGCGATATCTTCGGCAAGCGCAACCACAGCCTTTGGCACCGCCAGCGCCCACACCGTCCCGGTAAAGGTTTCGTCCGTCAGGTCAACCGCCGGATACAGGTGCAGGCCATCGTTGAACACGGAGCTACAGATGCGGAAATATTGATTGGTTTGGAGAAAGGGCAGCGCAATGCTGCCATTCTCCACGGTGAACGTGCCCTCGTGAATCTCCACAAGGAACCAGTTGTTCAAATGCCGTAAGACCTGTTCAAGCATCACGCTGCCCCCTTATTTAGCCCGCAGCAGCCGCAGCAACGGTAGCCACGGCAATGCCGTCCAGATACTCAGCCCACAGCTTCATGCCCATGATGGCGTACATATCGCCGGTGGCGCGGCTGTAATCGCCGTCGACGTGAACTCCGATCAGGTTTGTTTCGCCCTTCACGGTGTAGTTCAGGCCCAGCTTGGCAAAGTCGCTGTCGCTGGGGTCCACATAGTACAGGTCGATGTTTTCCACGGGCAGAGCAATCACCTTCTTGGAGGCGATGTACTTTTCAGGCAGTAGGAACAGAGTGCGGTAGCCCATGAAGTTCTCCACGTAGTTGATGCCGAACATGGTCTGAACGGTGATCTCCTTGTCGCCCAGGTAATCATAAGCGTCAATGATGTTGGCGAAGCCCACCACCTCGGTCACGTCCTTATCCAGACCGGCAAACTTGTCCAGCACCTTGCCCTTAGCCATAGCCAGAGCGCGCTGCCACGTCTTCTCGGTCACCTTCAAAGTGCCGGTACCGAGGAAGGTGTAGAAGTCGGTCAGGACCTTGTTCTGCAGGGCCACGAGGAAAGCCTCATCGGTCTTCTCCACGGCAACGTCAGCGCCGTACTTTGCCACGCTCTCGATCGTCACGCTCTTGGCATACTTGGAAATGTCGATGTCGCCGTAGGCAACAGGCTCCACCTTCATCTTGGTGAAGGGGATCTCGTCTCCCTCAGCCACAGTGCCGCCCTTGAGACCGCCGTCCACGCTGGCCTTGTAGGAAACCAGCTTCGTGCCGGGGGCCTTGCGGATGGGACGCATAATGCCCATGATGTTGCGCAGTGCGTTCCAGTTATCAGCAAAGCGGGACACGAAATCCACCTCACGGGCGGAAGTGGTAAACTGCGCGGAAGTTGTTACGTTAGTTTTCGCAGCCATAAATAGCTCCTTTCAAAAAATCAGTTGTTTTCGCTTGCCATCAGATCGGCAAGTGCTTTCTGGCGCTCCGCCGTAGACATTACATAGCGGCCCTTATCGTCCTTCTTGTAAATGTCCTCGCGGGTCTTCGCGCCGCCGGTGTTCGCCGGGGGATTGGCGGGATTCGCGCCCTTTGTCTGCGTGGTGGAGACCAGCCCCTTGTAGGTGCCGTCTACGAGCGCATCAAGGGCCTTGGTGTCCTTGATCTTCTCACCGTCCAGCTCCAATGCGGCCATTTCTTCGCCGCAGCCACGCATGGCAAGGTCCAAATTTGCGCCGGTGATGTTTTTGCTCTCAAAGTAAGCGCGCACGGCCTTTTCCTTTGCCGCCTTGCTTTCCTTTGCCGTGACGTCGGATTTGTAAGTTTCAAAGGCCGAGTGTTCCTTCTCGTACTTTTCCTTATAGCCGCCGTCACCCGCTGCCTTGAGGTCGTCCAATTCCTTCTGGACGCCGGGCAGCTTCTCCGCGTCCGCCTTGTACTTCGTGAGATCGTCCTTGAGGGGGTCGACCACGCCCAGATGCAGCGCAACCAAGCGATTCTCAATCTCTTCGGTGCAAGCCTCGCCGAGAATATTTCTAATTTCCGCTCTCGTAAATTTCGCCATGTTATTCGTTCTCCTTTTCCTTGGCCCCAATTCTTCGGGGGCGAACGTTGTATAAAAACCGCTGTACCTCGCGGGTTTTACCTAAAACAAAAGAGCCAACCACCGAGAAAAACTCGGTAGCTGGCTCCTATTGCCCTTTTCCGCGCCCTATTACGCGGAAGTTGAATATTTGATTGTCTTTTTTACCTCTAACACGATATACCCGTCGCCCTTGCGCCGGATCTCCGCGTCATTGCCGCGCCGTATAATGGCCTCGATGGCCTTGATGGTCTCGTTATCCATTTTTTAGCTCGCTTTCCAAAATGTCCCGATACTGTGCGGCATGATCGGCGGCAGCAGGTTTCAGAAACGGCTGCGGTTTATTACCGTGGATCATGTGCCAGTTGCCTACGGGTTGAATAAATCATCTATGCTGATAAACTCATGCAATTTGTATCGAGAATGTATCTTTATAGGGTCGAGTTGGAATATCTCACACCACTCCGTAAGGGTCTTTGTAGCGTTCCCGATTTTGATATTGACGTTTGTACTCCGGTTATTGCACTGTTCTTTAACCGTGGACCACCGGCAATTATCAGGGCAATAGTCACCATCGTTGTCAATGCGGTCAATGGTCAAATCATCCTGATATCCGTGGGACATGGCCCAATCATGGAACGCAATAAAATCAGAACGCCATTCCTCGCATACCTTTATGCCACGTCCGCCGTATCTGTCGTATCGTGCATCATGTTCATTATAACACCTTGCTTTCATGTTTTGCCAGATGTTGTAAATCCTTGTTCCCCCAACCTTAAATCCGGTCTCTGCAAACTTCCTGCGCCCATCGCCCAAGATAAGGTTTTTCTTATCCTGTTCCTTTTTCAAGCAACCACAAGAGCGAATTGCGCCGCATTGCAGGCTATCAGAACGAACAATTTTCACATTTCCACAGTCACACTGACAGACCCAATAGGTTTTTCGCGTTTCCGTTGGATGCAGACCGACTACAACCAATCTGCCAAATCTCTGCCCAGTTAAATCCTTGATGTTTTTGTTGTTTTTCATCGTTCCCACCTCGAATATATTGTACCATATTCGGGCAGAAAAGTCAACGTTTTAACTCAGATTCTATGATTTGTTTGTACTGGCTCAAATGGTCCGCTGCAGATGGCTTTAGGTATGGTTGGGCACGTTGCCCATGCGTAAGGTGAAATTGTCCCTTTGCATCTTGATATACCCAAGGATTCGGCCTGCCACCCGGATAATACTTTCCTGTGCCAAGTTCCGCTTGTGTATCACATAGGCCCCATACTCGCTGTTGGTGCCTATGTAAACCGCATCACCACCTTCGTCTACCACATGGGTAATGCTGTTGCGCAGATTGCCGGTGTCAACGGGGCACAGCTTTTTCGCATATCCCTCTGCCACCAGCCCGATCTTTTCAAGGCCCCGCAGCAGTGCCGCTTTGATCTCAGCAGAAACCTCCGCGCTGTGGTCTTGGATTTCAACGCTCATTTTCAAAACCCTCTTGACTATTTTACGGAAATTGCATATACTACCTATGAGGAAACTCATGTTTCCGTTTTATCGAGGTAATCCTCCGCCCGTTCTGGTGGGGGGTTGCCTCATTTTTTATATCGCCGCGCAAAAAGGACAGACCCGTTATGCAACGCAATTATATCTGCATTAAACGATTTGCTTCTTGTTGCTCTCGCATCCAATACATCAATTAGTTTTTGCTTATCAATCCCATCGGCGACATCAAAAATCACTCCGCCTTGGTTCCCGTGTATCTGCTTTATCGCTTTGCGCAGAGCGCTATCTGCGGCTTTTTCTGTGGAAATCGACTTTATTTCCCATTGCTTCCCTTTCCACAGCATGTCTGGCATTTTCATACCTGGCGTCTGCGATTCTTTCAGTAGCACGAACTTCCCGCCGAATTGATCTCTGAGTTGGTTTGCAATTTCGATTTCGGTCTTGTGCCACTTTATGTGATATCCGTTTTCGTATCGTACCTTACCCATGCGGGGATTAGCAGAATCTATGTATTTCTTCGTAACATCCTTTTCAGATTTTTCGCTACCCATGTGATATGTGGATAACTGTCTGCCACTGTATCCCTGCTTCGATGCTTCCCACTGTGCGTATGTCATGTCGGATATAAGCCCGTCGCGTGTTCTCCGCAGGCCGTATGATGTATCTACGCCATCCACGACTGAAAGCACCGTACAGCGGCAGTTATACACGAGGTAGCCGGGTGCGGAAGTATCGCCGGGAAACATGATCTCGTTACCATCGACTTTAAACGGCTTGTCAATGTCCACCGTCTGGCCGTCTAACATGGCGTGGGCGTGTCGCGTTCTGCCGTCCAGCGTCGCAAGCCATTGTTTCTTGAGCTTAATGCCCATCTTCTCCGCCGCCGCGTAGCTGTCCATGCGTCCGGCGTTCTGCGCTCCGGTCACGGCGGTTCTGGCGGTGCGGATGGCGGAATCACGGCTCATGGTGGTGATCCGCTTTTGTAGAGCGTCCGCCATGTGCTTGATGCTCAATCCCTGCAGGATGGAACTGGTGACGCTGGCCGCGATCTGCTTCTTACCATACGCAAGGTCGATACCGCGTTTTAATGCTCGTTTCGGCGGGTAGTATGGCATTAAATCCGGCTGCTCTACCATGAGCCGTTTCACCGTCTGCTCGTCCCACAGGTCAAAGCCCACGTCCCCAGCCACGCTCTCAATGGTGTACGCCGCATAGTTGCGGTTGAGGGAGTAAATACCCGGCGTTGCATCATTGGTGTAAGACACCGCCACAGCGTTTGCATCAGTCACGCGGTGCGCCACCCTGTCACTCATGGCCTGATATCGTTCCCCACGCCCGATCTGGTTGAGCCGCCATTGCTTATAATCGGCCTCCGTCCATTCCTTACCGTTTTGCACGGTGCCGATCAGATCTTTCATTTCCTCGTCGCGCTTTTTGAATTGCTCAAAGTAAGCGTCAATGGTTTCTTGCAGCTCTTTCTCCGCCTCGCGGTATAACTTTGCAATGCGCCGTTCCAGCTTTGCAAGCTCCTTGTCAGTCAGCTTGTGGCCGAGGTCACTGTTCGCCATCGCCGTTCACCTCCGGCGCATCCGGTTCTGCAAAGCTCCGGTCAATCTCTTCTGCCGCCTTCCGCTTTGCCATGTCCTCGTACTGGTCAATGTCACCGTTGATCGTCAGCAGCTTCTTTGTGATGTATTCGTCATCGTAATACGCCGCGCCCAGCAGAATATTTTGTGTTTCCTCGCTTTTGTTGATAATCTGGTTGCGCGTGTAACTCGGCTGATCCTCAATGCCTGCCAAACGCAGGATTCCAACAATAAACCGCGTAACCTCGGATTCAAACTTGTCCGTTTTCAAATCCAATGGCACATAGCTGGCCTTGATTGCCGTCGCCGTCTGGTTTCCGGCGGATACCGCCGCCGCGTCAAAGCACTGGAAATCTTCGTACAGCTTTTTCTTGAGCATATCAATGGTACTGCTGGTGCCCTCATAGGGAGCCTCGATGGTCTTGCTCTCCACTTTCGCGCCATCATCACCGTTTGCGTGGGCAACATGGGTGGTTTTCAAGCGCTCCACGAATTTTGCATCATCCAGATCGTCCATGCCGTTGCAATTGGAAAGCACCCAATAGATCAGATTGCCCTCATCCACGTTGTTGACCATGTTAGAGGACGCCAGATCCAGCGCGTCAATGGTGTTACGCTTGCCGACGATCTCAGAGAGACGCCGCTTGTTGTTTTTCAACGGCACGATGGGGAAACTCGGATAATTGCCGCCGTCATAGATTTCGGTTTCACCGACTTCCGCCTTGCGCTCGATCAGCTTATAGCTGCGCTTCGGCTGCATGACGTCCATATCCTCGCCGCTGGGCTGGAAATACTCGGTAAAGCCATCAATCTCATACAGCGTCGCTCTCAACGGCTTATCCTGTGCCACCTGCCAGAACCGGATACCGGCTTTCATTGCACCGTCTTCCTCATCGTAGAGAGGGACAAACTCAAGCAGGGAGAACACCCGCAAATGCGTCAGATCCCAGAAGCCGAAAGACACGCCCGCGATTTTCGCCTCACGCGCCGCATCCATGACTTCCTGGTCGAAGTCCGGGCATAGCTTGTTCGGCGTTTCCTTCTCCGCAAAGGTCACGCCGTTTCCCAGCAGATATGAGACCTCCTGATCCACCGCCAGACCGAAGAAGCGGCTGGCCAGCTTATGGTTTGCCGTCCACATGTCCGTGTGGCTGCGCCCCTGCATATCATAGATGATCTTCTCATAGCGGTTGATCGTCGGATTCAGGCCGTTGTAATATTCCTCAGCATCCGCCGCCGTCTTATATGCGTGGGATTCGCGATGCGCGTTAATCGCACTGCGGATAAACTCCATCCGCGCCTTTTCATCCTCGCCCACCGCCACAAGGTCATTATATGTCTTAATCTCCGCTCACCCCTTATCTCAGAATGGAAACATAATCGGAGCTGTCGCGCTTGTTCCACAGCCGCTTTACAATGCTGGCCGCGCTGTCCGGCGCGTCATCATGCTCCACGTTCTCGTTGTAATCGCAAATCTGGTCGATATACGCATCATCCGTACCGGCCACAAAAACCACATTGCGCCATTCCGCCTTGAGATAGCTTGTGATTTTAAGGAATTTGTTCATGTTTTCGTGATAGGTGACGGCCCGTTCGCCCTTTGCACGCAGCGCCTTTGCCAGATAGCCCTTGTCCGCGTTGGTCTCGCAGTAAATCTCCCCAGCGTTGAAGGACTTCCGCAATCGGATGATCTCGTCCATACAATCGTCTACGTGCTTGTGCCAAAGCCGCCCGTAGAGGTAATATGTTGTCCCCTTCTTCCGAGCAACCGTGAATGCCGTGTAATCATCGCCGCCGTATGCGGCGTCGATATGGCAAATGCCCTGCTCTGCAAGGCAAGGCTCCGCGCCCATTTGCGGCGTGTCAAAGATCACATCATCACTGGCAATGTGCCGCAACTCGTAGTTCGCCGCAAACAAGGATGACGTCATAGACGATTTAATGGTTTGCAACTCATCCCCGGAAATCAGCCCAGTTGAATAGCAATCGTACTTTTCGATATTCGGCATCATGGAAAACGCGTCTTCCTTATGCCATGGCGTCCCGGTATTGAAAATGCGTCCGCCACGATTGCGGATGTTCTGCAACTCCTGATAGATCGTTTTTGTATGGTCTCGCTCTGCGCGGGAAATGCGATCCTGCACGTTTACAATATCGTCCGTAAATATGCGGTCGAAATGCTTGCCGGTCAAGGACCCGTTCACGCCGCATGCCACAAGCTGGCTCGTGCCCTTGTTATCCGCTGCCAGATTCGTGGAAATCTCCGTCGCGGATACCGTTGTCAGGGTCAGCGGTTTCCCGTGGATCTTCTCGCACAGCGCCTCCATATATGGCGATAGCAGCAGATTCCGCACCTGCCGCACAACCTCTTTCACGTCCGCATCCGTTTTCCGCATAAACAGCGTTTTGAGATTCGGCAGAAGGACGATGATCTCCGCCAGCGCAATCGAAACGCACGTTGTTTTATAGCTGCCACGGTGCGCCTGCAAGGTTTTGTCCTCGCTTCCGCGCACCATATCCTGTATCCATGCGTTGTGCAACGCACCCAGCTTATCAAACCCAACGGCATGGCCGAACGCAATGGGATTATGTATCAGCAGTTCCGCCGCTTGTATCCGCGTCATTCTGCATCACCATCTTCTCCAACTCGTCCAATGCAATGCCCTTCGCGTCCGTCACCGCCACGTCCACGCTGTCTCGCTGCCCTAAAAACTGTTTGCCGAGGAAGATCGCCATTGTAGCGTTCTTTTCAGCCAATCGCCACTGGCTCCGCCGCAGTGAAATTTTACCCGCGCCGCGCTTTTGTTTAAATACCTCGGAGAAACTGGCATGATAGGTGCGTTTACACCAACCATCCAGTGTTTTATCGGTCACATCAAACCAACCGCAGATTTCCTCAAGCGTGCATTGCAGGCCGCAGAGGTTTTCGAACTGCTTCTGATCTATTTCCTTTCTTGGCCTTGCCATACGCGCCCTCCTTTCTCGCAGTCAGCTTTCTTGCCCCCAGTGTATGCAGGCCATTCATGGCCCCTGTAATATCGCCGGACTTAATCAGCCCGTTCAATGTTTTCATCTGCTGTGTGGATAAATACTGCTGGTTTTTCTTCGGCATCCTCCGCGCATTCGCCTGAGCGTCAGTCATGCAGAAGCACCGCCTTCTGCCCTCTGGGATTGCTAAGTGCTACAAGCATTGAATATGTCTGAAACTGCCTATCTCTTAAAGCGGTTTTTAGCAGTGTACCCGCCGTCTCAATATCCCCGTCCATAGCTGCAATAAATTCTCTCGTTACAGCTTCAATTTGAGGATGATGTTTTGCGCAAAGTGGGATTAAATTGGTTTTGCTTTGATCGTGTGTCAATCTATTGGGGATAATGTGATGAATATGAATGTTTCTTGTTCCCCCACACACCGCGCAAAACTGTTTACCTTTGAAATTTAATTTCTTTGATGTCTGGAACCCTGCGTACGTCCGCTCTCCATCAATCGTCATGCTTTTATGGTAGCATTTTGTTGAGCAAAATTTCCCAGCCGCATTTGATGTTTCGATTGAAGACGCATACACATAAAACACCTTTCCACACCACTTGCAGGTTTCTCTTATTTTCTTCGCAGCTTTGCTCTTTTCCATGCAATCACGCGAACAATAATTATTTTTACTTTTAACATTTGCTGAATATCTTTGAAACTGTTCACCGCAGTGTGCGCAGACGAGTGTTACAGCGCCGTTCCTCTTATGCCCAGAAGTGAAAGAACAGCTATCGCACCTTGTTCTATTTGCGCCTCCATATAAAAACCATTCCCCACAGTCTTTACATTTTGAATAATGTCTAAAACGGCCTTTGCACCCGTTCTTTCCGCATAGTTGGTTTTTCCTTGGCTTCTCAAATACTTCATTACTACAAACTTTGCAAATCCATTTTTCCATTTTTATCTCCTAACAGATAATTATATAAAAGCAAGTAATCAATGGTTAGGCATTGAAACGGTAGCTACTCCGCTGTCCTTGCTCCTATATCAACTTACGATTACGCCGTACGGTACAATGTCCGCAAGCCGTCTGTTTATGACTTTCATTTCCTCCCCGCCTTACTCGCTTATTGTAAAAATCAGGAATATGCAACCGCGCCTTATCCATAAGGCTTTCGCAAGCCTTTGAATCTGCCGATTGCTGTAAAAACTCTTTTGCTCTTGCGGCGTCCACAGTAAATGGCGTCTTAATTCCGTTTGCCATGTCCGCCTCCTGTTTTGCTACCAGCCCCCACCCCTTGGCCTTACATAGCAGACTTTACCCGCCCCGAAGGGCATACACATCTTGCGTGTCCGGCTCTCCCCGAGCCAAACATGGTACGCAAGATCTTTTTTATCGGCTCCCGGCTGCGCTGCGTCTTCCTACCAGCCATCAGGAACTTGGCAATTATACCAGCCGCCTGATACTTAGCTTTTTACGCTTCCTCGCCCGCTGGCCGGGATGGTACGGCATTGCAGTCCTGCCCTGCTTTAGCGCTTCAGGGAAAGTCCCCGTCACTCGCTGTGGTCTCCCCTTACGGGGCACCTATGCCGCATATCTCCGCAGTGAGCCGGTCGGCGCTCCGGCATCTCCAACAATGCGAGTATTTGCGGTCTCGCCTCTGGGCGGCAGATTGCCTTTCTGCCCTCCACTGCGGTACTGCCGTCTAAAACTGCTGCCACCGTGCGCAATCACAGTGACCTGCTGGAACTTCGGCAGCGTAGTTTGTCCAAATGTCCCCTCTGGGACACATCGTTGAGAGGTGCGAGGGGTCCTATACCCAACCGGAATTGCACCGGGGCATCAAGGGCAAGTACCAGTTGCCGGAGATGAGCTGCTTTTACAGGCCGCAGCTTATATATTCTTGGAGCGAGGACGCATCACCCGAAACGCTCCCCGCCATGGTGCAGACGGCTGGACTTGAACCAGCGCATACCTCCTGGTGCGGTGCTCTGCCGACTGAGCTACGTCTGCATATCCCCGGCATCCGCCGGGGTCAGGAGGAAAGAAAGGATGGAAAGAATGAGGATACGGATATAACCCCGCACCCTCATTCTGACACATATTTTTCTACGCTTGCCCCGAATTGGGGGCAAAGACCATTTTTTTTTGCGATACTATAAAGGTTTACTCTCTCGTTCGCCCTCGTCCCATGCAAGCTCATCCAAGCTGACGTGGTAATGATTCGCTATCAGCTTCAACTGGCTGAGAGCCGGTTCGTTCTCCCCGGTTTCGTACTTCCGCAGCGTATCATGCCCGATCCCAATCAGCTCCGCTTTCACTCTCATGCTTTTAGCAGGCCGCTCAGATTCCCTTAACTTCCGCAGCCGTTCCGGGAATGTACTCACATAACCACCTCACATAGCCGGAAATTCTCTACCACGGGGCCACCCGCCGTTTCCGTCCGCACACTGACAAACCGGCCCTTTGGGTGGATGTAAATTACCTCCCCGCGCCGGAACGGATACAGCTGCTCATACGTCGGGTGCTGCCGTTCCAGCTGCGACGGTATGGACTTGAATCTGGCCCGAACCACCTGTCCAAGTTTCATGATTCCTCCATTTCCAGCAGCTTCACCAAGTCCCAGAACTTCCGCGCATCCAGCCCGGTTTCCGTCTTGATCTTGCCCAGCCGATAGATTACACTGTTGTGGTGGATGTCCATCTCCTTTGCTGTTTTCACGCAATTCATATCATTCTTCGCGTAGATGCGCAAAAGCGATATATCTTCCTTCTGCATAATTACCTCCCATAACGGATCTTTTTTAAATCCTTGTATCTATCCGGGAATGGGATCAGCTTCGCCTTCCCGTTGATAATCTGCGCCAGCACTCGGTCCATGTGCACTTGCCGGACGTCTGCCTCTGGGTCCTTGCAGTTTAAGGCGGGCCTGTATTCCCGCTGGGTCTCCATCCACTCATGCGTGACGCGCATGATGCGGTCATAGCCCCAGCCTTCCTGCTGATGCATGGTCATCTGCAACGTGTCAACGGCAAACTGCGCTGCCATCGCAGCACCAGCCCAAAAGACCGCATCCAACTGCGCATCCCGCCGTTGTAAGTAAGCGGACTGTTTAGCCATCCCCGCCGTCCTTTCTCTCGCCGTGACTGCCATTGTCAGAAGTCCTCATCACATACGCCACGCAGTTCTCAGGGTCATTCCCACAAAGACATGGCGCATATGCGCACGAATCACAAATTGTAAACATCTCAGTTAGTGTCATTGTCAGCACCTCCGTCCATCTTTGCTCCGCAGTTGGGGCAGTAATCCGACAACAATTCAAACCCATTTACAAGCACTTGCGCCGCATCGTGGCAAACAGAGCGCTCGTGCCTGTCTGGTGACGGAACAAAGTTTCCTGCTTCCTCCCACGAAATCCACCGCCCATGCACCACCGGGGCCACGTCGGCAGCGGGCAGGGCCTCAATATACTGCGACGGCTCAAGACCTTTTGCCCACGCGTGCTTTGCGGCCTTAATCGCCGCACTGCGCTCAATGTATTCAGCCATTTTCAGCACCATCCCATTCTAACGGTTTGCCGCACATCGGGCATTTTTTAGCCTTCTGCTCTTCGACCATCAGCCCCAACTGCCGCTTGCAATGCGGGCAGTACGGTATATGCCACCAGCCGAAACTTCCGCCAAGTTTCCATTTCTTGTCGCGGTAAAAAGGCTTTTTAGGTTCAGCCATTGTCAGCCCTCCGTGTTTTTTCCACATAGCACCAGCTCTGGGGCGGGCGCTTGATTTTTCTGCCGTCACAGTCCATCTTGGTATAGTTGTAGTAAGGACAAGCGCAGCAATCGGCGTCTATCTTACATGGCCCTTTAAATTCGCTCAACTCCTTCGGCTTATCGTAGATCACCAAATCGGAGATGTGCCAGCCATAACCGACATTTTCGCCGAGGTAGTTGCATAACTCTTCTGATGTTAAGCAAGTTTCTTTGCGCTGATTGTCGAGCTGCTTCCCGCTATCGTCCCAGAATCCGCAGATGTTCACACGGGTAATTGCGTCGCAGGTAAACTCCCCAATGACCGTCCCACCAACTTCCATCTTTACCCATTTTCCATTGATGATATGTGGAACGATTCCTTTTGTCCGGTAGATATAGCATCTAAACGGCGTATCCAGCTTTGGCCGCGTCTTACGCACCTCAATCGTCTTTTCGCCGCGGGCAATCTTTTCACACCACTTCGGGCGGACGCTCAGCATGACAGCCTTACTCATTTCTTCATCGCCTCCAATGCTTTCTCCGCCTCCTCACGGGTCAGAAATACGGTCTTGCCGATTTCATCGACCGGTACGCCAAAAATGGATTTATCAACAAACCCGGCTACGATATCCCATTCAATGAATGTACAAAACAATTCCACGCGAATTGCCTTTACTCGGTATTCGCTTATGGTTTTTCGACTTGTAACCTCATACACCGTATCTCCCGCCTTGCACGGAGGCACAACCAGCCGCCCGTCCTTGTCAGCCTCGGCCAGCTCGCGCAGGCGATTGAGCAATGCGAGCTGCTCCGTCAGCGTTTTCGATTCTTCCAGCGCATAATTAAACAGGTTTCCCAACGCGGTTACTTCTTCCGGCGTCCGCCCCGTGTCCTCGTAGGAGGCAAGACGCTCAACGCCGCTCTGTTTGAATCCACCACGTTTTTTCATCATCGGGAATCCGTCTTTATCGCGGCATGTCAGTCGTTCCATCACTCCACCTCCTGACCCCAGAAATTATCCATGCATCTCTGGCAAATATCGACGTCGAGGCAGCAGTCGCCAGCCGGATGGTATGCGGTATCCAACATCTTTGGGCAGAAACCAAACTGTCCTTTATCATTCAGCATCACATTCGGGAACATTTTCAGAAACACGCTCTGCCGCGTCTTGCGCGGGTGCGCAGCAGCCCATTCCTTCACTATTTCAACCTGCTTATCTGCTTCACATTCGAAGTCTGTTCCAGTTTCAAGTTTGCACGAACCACCCCAGGCAGGGCAGCCGTCGAAACACCTATTAAACGATTTGCACATCCTGTTGCGTTCTCTTAAAAACTCTAACGCTTCCATCTTCTTACCTCCTCCACCGACATCCGTCACAGGCCCCATCATGGGCCAGCGTGTAGTTTCCGCATTTCAGGCACAGTTCGTTCCGCAGGGCGTTAATTTCTTTCGCCTGCGCCTCGATCCGGTCAGCGGCTTCTGTCAGATCATCGCCCAGCGTGATCGGCGTTTCCCACTGGTTCCCCTCCGTCCATTCTGCGTGCTCACGCAGCGCATTTACGAAGTTTGTATCTCTCATGTCCTTCACATTTCTTTCGTTCATTCTTTAACCCTCCAATCATCGTTCCGCACTTGAAATGCGTCGCCAATCTGGATGGTCTCGGGGAAATTGCGCTGCGTGGTCTGGATGGCGTATTTGTCAATCTCGGTTGCATAGTAGGCGGTGATCTCCGCGCCCAGCTTGTCCAACGCGATATGGCCGCAGCTCATACCGTCGTACATAGAAAGCACTTCCACCGGTTCTTTCGTCAGCCCGGTAAAATGGCTCATAATGTGGGCAATCACGTCCACGGTCCATCCGTTGCCCAGCATTATGTAGGCTTGCGTAGGGCTGACCGGAAACACATAGCTTTCCGGCACCGTCTGTAATCTCATGCACTCCGTCACGGTCAGCTTCCGGATGATGTAAAACCCGTCCGGCAGCTTAATGGGGAACCACTTTTCTACCCGTTCCGTCTCCCCCTTTTGATTTACCATGACGCAGATTTTCCCGTCTCGCACCTCGTAAACTGGGATTTCTTTTCCGCCTGCCGCCTTAATTACAAACTGCCCTTTCCCGTCCGGGATAACAGGCACGGCATAAAGACCGGTTTTTGCCCCCACGCCGCCGCCCTGTCCGCACAGGGTCACACTTTTGCCGTCCGGGGAATATACCCGGTATTGCTGGCTGTCAAAGTCTGTGTTCTTAGCCTTACTCTCGATGGTGCCGATTCTGACCGGCTCCGCTACACAGGTCTTGCGGTCTATGGTGTTGCCAACCATGTTACGGATACCGTCTTTGTAGTAGGTAGCCCGCAGACATTGGGCTTTACCGTCCACTGTCATGTTGACTGGCTCCGCCACGCCCATATAGCCAAAACGCCCATTCGTTTCGATGTGTCGCAAAACATTTGACACGCCCTGTTTTGTCGCCGCACTCGCTCTCAATGTGTACGCTTTCTCGTGCCACGTCACAGCACCGCTTTCCAAAATGTCCCGCAGGAGGATCCCACGATCCGCCGGCTGCTCCACTGCCACTTGGCTGTATGTGCCGTCCAGGTTACGCTTTCCCACCCAATAGAGCCGTTGGCGGTTCTGCGCGCTCACCAGGGCGCTGTTGATAAGAATAGGCTCCACGCCTAACTCCGCCGTGATCTGCGTCCGAATAGCGGGCGACATGGATTTGTTGTTCTCGTAGAGAAAGAAATCCGGCTTGTACTTGTCGCGGGCGATACGGTAGTTTAGAAATAGCTCCCAGCCGATGCCGCTGGCCTCTGTCTCGCGGTTCTTCGTCTGTGCGATGCTCCAATGTGTGCAGGGACTTCCGCCGATCAATAGTTTCATGCGTCCTCCACCTCCGCAAGCCAGAACTCGCGACGGCAATCGGAACAGATGCGCCCGGAGCACTCTTCTCGCATCTTCGGGTAAAAGTTGCACGGGTTTGAAGTCAGACAGCCATCCATTTCACCAATAGCTGCTCCAGGGAACATCTTCAAGATCTCGCTCTGGCGGGTTTTTACGGGGTGCTCTGCGGCCCACTGCTCAATCACAGAAATGCACTTCTGCGGGTCCATCCCCTCCATGCAGCTCTTTCCATTACCAGGTTTTAACTCGCATCCATTGCATGAAATATGGGACTTGCACATACGCTGCATGTACCGGATATAAATAACAGCATCCATCATTCTGCCTCCTTGATTTCCACGCGGATCGTATCTCCGCTCCAAAATTTGTGTTCCACGGCGCGGAACCACTCAGGGTTGTCATCCGGCAGTATGTAGCCCTTCATCGCATCCACAAAGGCCTTGCCCAGCGCGCCGTGATTGTCGATGTCCAGATTGTCATTCCAGAAAAACGTCACCTTGACGGGGTGATTTATCAGACGTTTTGTAATTCCTGCTTTTCGCATTGCCCAGTGGGCAAGCTCGTGCAGCTCTTCCGCGTCCTTCTTCCGCTGCGACCAATGCTTACCGGCGTAATACGCATTCAGGCCAAACCGCTTGTTCCACGCCGCTTTACCGCGCTTTGTTGCCGGATAGGGGATCTCAAATGCAATCACCGCTTTTCCTCCTCACAAGTAAACAAACTGATCTGCGCCGTGTGTTCCGCAAAGCGCTTTTCCTGCGCCTGAAAATAGTGATGGTCGATCTCACACCCAACAAAGTCCAGCCCAGCGTCCCATGCGGCGATCCGGCTCGATCCACTTCCTAAATGCGTGTCTAATATTCTGTCGCCCGCCTTTGCAAAGCGTGAGAATATCCACGCATACAGAGTGATAGGCTTTTGCGTCGGGTGGATTGTCCCGCCCTCGCGCGCAAGTTGCCCGCGGTTAATTATTACAACTCTTGTCGGGGTATCAAATGAGGAATAGGCCAGCTCGCAGTCACTCATAGTCAAATCCTGTTGGCCTTTGTACCACACGATCCAGCCTTTATGCCCATGTTCCAGCGCGGTGACAAAATAATTTGCACCCCATATAATTTGGTTCTTTGAAACACGCTCCAGCTCTCTAAAATACTCCAGAGGCGGTATGTGCGTGTCCCACCCCCTTTTTGCGTGTTCCTTTCGGTTATGCTTTGGGTTCTTGTTGATAGACAATTTTTGACCGTCTATTCCGATTCCATAAGGCGGGTCCACTACGGCCAGATCAAACGCCTTGTCCTGCAGCGTCCGCATATACTCCATGCAGTCCATGTTATAGGCTACGTTCACCGCTTTTCCTCCTTGCCGTTGGTAATGACGCTGACCACCCGGACGCGGCCCAGAGGCTCCAATAGCATCGCCACCGCCTCCTTGGTGCCCTGCGTGTCCTCGCCATCGTAAATATCGATCACAAGCCGCATCATCGTGTATCCCTCCTGAATTTGGGGCAGTAGTGGATCACGAATGAGGATGCTACCCGTGTACCGCCCTTGCCCTTGCCGCCGACCTTCAGCACCCGGCTTGTGGGGGTGGCGTCCCAGCCGGGAACCGGCTCCAGATGATCGGACCACTCGCAGCCGCCGCAGGCGGATGCGCAATCCCAACAAAGTTGCTGCTGATACGTGGCCGCGGCGCTGCCCTTGGGGGCTTTCTTCTGCTTTTTCTCCCGTGGGGGATAGCGGCGGATCAGCTCGTCCAGCCGAAAATTACTTGCCATTAAACACCTCGCATATCTGCCAAAGCGCACCATTCGGAGTAGGTCATCCCCTGCTTTTTCGCTTCGGAGGGTGTGGGGATACCGGCCTCATGCCAGCGCTCGTGCTGTTCACCTGCCTTGGCGTAGAATTTTTCCAGATGGGCGTCGGACGGTTCCGGCATGGGGGCCTCCTTCGCTTCGAGTGTTTCCGGTTTGGGCAGGTAGGGAACCAGCTCCGATGGGTTTGGGTAAAAAGGGTTTTCCCGCGCCCGCAAAATAACGGCTCGCTTCGCGTCCTCATAGGCCCACGGCTCCAAGATCATCTGCCATGCCGCCACAGCAACAGAGCCTGTCTGGTTTTTTGCGCTTGGGTAAATCGTTCCGAGCAACGCAAACAGCTTTGTGATATCTTGCTTGTCCATATACTTCTCCTGATAGTCTTACGTAGTAATACTCTCTCTCGCTAAGATAATATATATA